TCTGCCAATTTTTTTGAAAGCATGGATTGAAGACGAGGTGTGAATGCCTCTTCCAACGCGAGTTTTGCATTTGCAAGTGCTACTTCCTTAACGGCTTTAGCATCGGCAATTGCTTCTTTCAATAAATCATTCATTTGGAATCTCCAACTATTTTAGTGTTATTATTAACAACTAATTCATGTAAAAATAATAATAAAACTCTATAAGGTGAAGATATTCTTTAATTCTTCGATAGAGTATTTTGTAAATATAATTATGTGTTAATTATTTTTTTCAGTAGTTTTTTGTGATTTTTTTTCAGGAGGACCGTATGCAAAAATATATTTTACATCGTTTTCTGTGTAGGTGTATCTTTTGTTTCTATCCTTCGTGTCTATTTTCTTCTCATCAGCCATAATTTTCTTCCACTAATACTTTGTAAATATTTCTCTTATCGTTAAAACCTTGAATTGTATATCTACAATTTCTTGGAAGTGTAACTTCTGTTTCGTGACAATAATCATTTGAATGACATGGTAAAGTTAATACAGAAGTTCCAGCCGGAATCAAGAACTCAAATAATGGTAATCTTTTTTTATTACCACCTTCACATATAAGTGGATTAAATGATGTTGTTACAAACACTTCATCGACCCATTGACCTGCATCTATAAATGCCTGTAATACATCTTCGTTTTCAACAGAACGATATGAAACTATATTATAATCTAATCTCTGCATTTGTTCCGCAAATGCATAATCTAAACTACGAATTGTAAATGCATTCATTGCACTATTATACAGTTTTTCTCTCTTATCGCCTTCTTTTGGTTTACCCAACTTAAATTGTTTTTCAATTTCTTTGGGTGAAATAAGTTCTTTGGCAAATCTTATAATATTATTTATATGTCCAGAGTTTAGATAATAATGTTGAAGTGCAGTTGTTGTTTCTTTGTCTAATTCTTTTTTACTTATTATTGTATGTTTGGATACCGAAATAGTTTCCACTCGTTTATACAATTCTTTTAAGTCTTTATCTTTACCAATAACTGAATCGTACATATCCAATATTTCTTCGTAATCAAAATTAAGCAATTTATCTTGTGATTCCGGATAAATTGCAGTTGTTTTTTTACTCAATTTTTCTACTTCAATTGGTTTAAGAAAACCAACTGTTTTTAATCCAGTTTTTTCTTCATTGGGTTCTTTCGGTTTTTCCTCTTCCTTTTTTTCTTCTTCCGGTTTTTCTTCTGATTTCTCTTCGGGTTTTTCTTCGGTCTTCTCTTCTGGTTTCTCCTCTGGAGTTTCTTCTTCCTTTTCTTCCGGTTTTTCTTCCGTAGGAGTTTCTTCTGGTTTTTCCGATGGAGTTTCAGTGGGTGTTTCCGCAGGAGTTTCAGCAGGAGTATCTGCCGGTTCCTCTTCTTCTTTTGTTGTCTTCTTTGTTGCGGATTTACTATGTTTAGCAGGATCAAAACTATCTTTATTTATGTAATAAGATTTACCACTTTCTTTATTAACAACAAGCATTTTATCAGAATCCTGGCTTGCAGGTTTTTCATCTTCTGCCAAAAAAGAGGATAACCTTTCTCGGTTTTCAATAACTTTCCGCAATTCTTCACGGATTAGTTTTTTAATACTAAGAAAGGTCATCTATATTTCTCCACTGCTTAATTATTTTCATTATCAAGTTTTCTTTGGCGTCTAATCGCCGCATTTCTCTTTTCTGCTTTTTTCTTCGATGGTTTGATATATTCCATACGATTTTTATATTCTTCAAGAATACCGGCTTCCTTTACCTTACGCTTGAAAATTTTAATCATAACATCAACATTCATGCCCGTATTTTTAACTTTTACATGGGCGGGTTTAGAGTTAGTATACACTCTGTCTGTCATAACCTTTGTTCCTTATTGTTTATTGATTATCTTTTATTTCATAGAATCTACCAAGATGTTTACCTATATTTTCATAGATAGATTCCAAAGTTCTTTGTAATTTTACAATTTTTGTTGATGTTTTTTCAAACATAATGACAGATTCCTTTAACCTTTTTGTGTTACGAGAATGTGACATACCCTCAAACCAATCACCAGATTCTTCAACCATATTTTTACTTGCAAACTCAACAAGTCTTTTAATTTCACTAACTATTTCTGGAAGTTGTTTAGAACGATGTACTACTGAACGATATTCATTATAACGAGATATTGCCTCGATATATTGTTGTTTCTGTTCGGATGTCAATCGTTTTGTACTAAATCTTTCACCCATTACTTCTTGAACCGCATCTGCAACAAGTTTATTTATTTCTTCTCTTGTCATTGTGGTTTTTGTTTCACCGACTTTTTTTGGAAGACCTTTATGTTTAGTTCCGGCATATTTTTCTAATTCTTTTGTAGACATAGAACTTGCCAAATCCTTAACAGATTTACTAACTTTTGATGAAGGAACTTTTCCTTTTTTATATGCAAGAGCAAGTCCCATTATTTTTTGTTGTTGGACACTTAAAGATGGCATTATTTGTCTCCAAATATACATTCACAAACATTACCGATTTCACAAATAATGTTTGTTATATTATTGTTTATTCTTTGTAATTTAGGATCAATCTTTGCAATAGTTTCTAAACTAACACCTTCTCTAATTAAACCTTCTTCCATTCCAGCAGGATACATGAATGCACCGTGTGTAGATGGATTTGATACAAAATCCCAACATAATAATTCAAAATCTTCTTGAACTTCAACCGTTCCTTCACTTATTTCTTCTACTGAACCCAACCCTCTTGATGATATTCCAAGACGAATACCTGCACCAAGAAGTTGTTTAAGAATGTTTCCAGATGGTGTTGGTAGAATTTCCACAGTACCAACTACATCATTACCATTCCAATCAACACCAAGAACATTGTGAGAAACATTACGAAGATTTATAACAGAAGAATCTGGATGGTCAAGTTCACCAAGAGCACGATTTTCTTTTATGTTCGTTGCTGCATATTTCTTAACCTCACGCATCAAAATCTTTTTCGGATAAACTCTACCGTTTTGATTTTTTGCTTCTGCTCTCTGTAATACTCCCGAAACTATAACTTTGCCATCATTCTTTTTCTCAGATTCGGCAATCATTTTTGGACTTACATTAAAAAGTATAGTATCTACGAGTAGTTGTTTCATATTATGCACCCAATTCGTGTATTTTTTTACTAATTCTGTTAATTTTTTCTGCAATTTTAACCAAACGATTTCTCGATTCTCTCCAAAGAGTTCTTTGGTCAACTGCCATTTCTGTTTTTAATCTCGAAGCGTGTTCAACTGCTCGTTCAACTTCGTACATAATTCTATTTATATTCTTAATAGAATCATTTATTTTTCTATTTGTTGTACGAGTTTCATCCTTACGGAATTCTTTGTATGTTCCTTCATCGAGAGCACCCATCGCTTGTATGTATAGAGATTCAAAATTTTTAGATTTCTTTTTTGGAACAACAGTATACCCTTGTTTTTCAACGGTATCTTTTGTATGTTTCTCAAATTCTTCTTCACTTGGTGCGAATGCCTTTGGTGTATCATACCCCGCAACCATACCAGTGACACTCATTTCATCTAACCCAATTTCTCCATTGAATTTTTGAAACTCTTGTGATTCTTTTATCTTTTTTATGAAAGATTCTACACTCATATATTACCTAATCATTTGGTTACGAATTAACACATAACAATCTGCACCACTCTCTATTCGTTCAATAGATAATTCATGGATATGAGTTTTTGCCAAATTACCGATGTTAATACTTCCACCACCAGTAAGGTAAGCAGTTCCGGCAGCACTACTAAATGGAACTATTGCACCAGCACCATAATTTGAACCAGTGAACCAAACTGTACCACTAACTGTAATCGTATTTAACCATTTTCCAGGATGACCTTTTCTATCAAACTCACTAGCACTTGATGTTGGAAAATTATAGGGATGTATTTCATTTATGCCTAGCATTATTTACTCCATGATAAATCTTCTATTAAACTATAATAACGAAGTAGAGCAGAAACATGATTTTCTTCTACTTTCTTTATTGTTTTATATTCTTCTAATAAATTAACCACTTCTACCAATTTTATTTTAAGTGATTTGTCTTTAACTCTATGCATATTTTTAGTAAATATATTTTTTATACTTACCGCTTCTGTTTGAATAAGAGACTTCAAATTATTAGTGTTACTAACATTACCAATATATTCACGAAGAAGAGTCTTTTGTGACTCATTCAAACCACCATATTTTTCATTAAATCTCTCAACCATGTACTTGTAAGCAAGTAAACGAACTTCTTTCGGTTCATTTGCGATAGTAACACTTTCGGTAACAACTTTATTTTTATTATTTGAAGTTATAGTTTCAAGAATGGTTATACGAGACTTTGTGATTTCAACAGGATTATCAAGTTCATTGTTTTCAAATATTTTGTAAACAGATGCCAACAATTTGTAGTTTTGAACTTTTGTTTGAAAAAAAGAATCAATATTGAAATTTTCTTTTATAGATTTTATTAACTCATATTTTTCGGTTTGTAGTTTTCGTCTATTCAAACCTCTTCTTGCTTTAAGAACTGCTTCGATTAACATATTTGCCTTTGTATCTGATTTTAATCTTTCATCACAAAGAGTTTTATACAATCGATATTCTTTAATAAGTTCTGTGTTCTTATTGAAGTATTTTTTTAGTATCTGAATGGCAACAGATTCATTAGCAGAAATAATATCCGATGTTATTTGACGAGTCAATAACTCGAATAACATGGCAGTATTTTTAAACTTTGAGTGTTTTATTTTCTTCATTGTTCCTTATACCTGTTAGTGTTCACTATCATAGAATAAATATAGAAAAAATTATAATTCATCTAATAAATTGTTCTCATCCAGTAAATTTGGTTCAAATTCTTCTTTCACGGATGGTTTCAAACTTTCAGAAATTATTTTTTTAGTTTTAACTTTAATACCAGACATACTTCCAATTATTTTTCCAATGTCTTTATTTTCAAGTGATAATGGAGAACCACCCTTATATTCATGTCTTAACGAATTACCAGATTTAAGAGTATTGCCAATATCCTTTCTACCGATTGGATCCCGTCCCATTGGATGTTTATCTGTTCCATAATTTAGATTTTTAGCAGGTCTTCCTGCACCTGGCCATCCACCTTCTGGAACTTCTACATCATTTATCATTTTTGCACCACCACGAATTTGCATACTTGCAATATCATGTGGTGTTCCAAATGATTCCTTAGTTACTGCCGGGTCATTGCCTTCATTTTCAATTTGTTTCTGACGGAAGGCGTGTTTAATATCTTCAAGAACTTCATTCTTTTCAAACTCGGCTTCGTCTTCTGAAAGATTGAATATGTTGGAATAAATATATTTCATTGAGAATAGTTTCTTTTCTACAAGAGTTGATGCCAAATCTACCTTTTCTTTCATAAGAGCAACTTTCTCTTGTTCATATATGATTGAAGGACCCGTAAGACCAAGTTCAAAATTTACCAAGTCTGCATTTTCATACCCTTGGGCATACAAGTGAACTATTGCGATTTTAGTTAATTCAGAAACAACAATTCGTTGAATTCTTTCAATTGTTCTTGCAAAACGAATATCAAGGGCAGCAAGAGTTGCCTTACCTTCTGCTCTTTCATCATAGCCCAAAAATGGTTTTGGTACTTTAAGAGCAGCAAATATTTTACTCTTCAAGTATTCAACATCCTCGATTGCTTGATATTGTAAACCAGCAAGAGTTTCTATTTGAGTTCCAGATTGACCACCACGAACTGGAAGATAAAAATCTTCTAAAAGGTTTTGCATATTAAAACGAAGATTGTAGTCACCGGTTTGTTCATTGATAACAGGTGTCTTCTTCATTCTATTCATAATGTTTTGCATATATTGATCAACTTCAGCAGGTGGAATGTTCCCAATATCTATTTTGAATATTCTTTTTTCAGGTGCTCTCATAATACGATGTATCAACATCGCATCTTCCATGAGAACCAATTGTTTATAAAGTTTACGGGCACCTTCCAACATGGATTTACCATAAGGAAGATAATTCGTATCGCCAAGTAAACGGAAGTGGGCTATTTCATAATTTTGAAATTCACCTTTACCGAGAGGTCCTTCATAAACAAACTTTGTCATATAGATATGTTCTGGATCAGTTCCTTCATCTCTCTGCATTTCATACGGAGAAAATGGAACAACATTGGTCACACCAAGTTCGTCCTTAACATCCATGTACAAATAAAAGTCACCATACTTACAAAGATTACGAACCCAAGGCCATAGATTATATTCGATGTTTAAAATATCATAAAAAAGGTTTTTAAGAATTTTACGAATGTTATCATTATCAGTTTTTATAACAAGTACATCACCTTGATCATTTTTTAGAGTACTTTCATCTGCGTATATATCCAATGCAGAAGAAATTATTGCATCGGTATCCATTGCTTCATAATCTGTATATAAGTCTATCTTAGTTGCTGAAAATGAGTTGTATTGATTATAAACAGAGATAGGTGTACCACGAGTACCGTGTAATCGACCATAACGATCAATAACTTTTGAAGTATGAGGATTTCCGTCCGCTTGATAACGAGCGGTATCTACCACTTTCAATTTTTTTCCACCAACATTGCGTACAACAACATTTGTAGAAAATAATGTTTTTAGTCTATCAAATAATGATTTCGTTTCAGCCATTTAGCACCTATTGTATTTATGTTTCTTATCTATATAAATATGTATTAAAAATAGTTAAACCTTATTTTATCAACCAAGTTAAATCTTCATCGTTCCCATTTACTTTCATTGACCAACCATTATCGTTTCCGTTTCCAAAACCATACATTGGCTTATGTATAGAATTTGCTTTACCAACATAATCTAAACTCATGCGAGTTTGTGCCATACCTTCTTTTCTTAATTTCATAGCGGTATCTCGTACCCATAACCCTATTGCAAAAGACATTACTAAATCGTCATTATAACCACGTTGTGCTTCGGCTTTTGCTCCATT